AAACCATCATTACTATTAGGTTCATAATTATACGCATTAAATACAGTTGTAGTTTTTGTAACATTATAATTTGATCCACTATCTGCACTCATATTAAAAGTAAAATTTTGTCCATTTGTGGATGGATGAATATTATTAAAATAAAATATATATTCTTTATACGTGCTATCTATACCTGATGTAATACTTACACTTGCTGATGAACTAGCAGTTGATCTTGATATAAAAACTAAATTACCAAGTCCTGTTATGCTACCAAAAGCAGTTGCGTTCTTTACACCATTATTATTTAATTTAACTATGCTCATGATTTACTCAATCCATACATTTTGATTACGCCACTATCTATGTTTCCACTAGAAAATTTAAAATCTACGCCATCAATAGCATCTGTAACATTACAATATCCTGCAACTCTTGACTGATGATTATAATCAAAAGTGATATAAGTACATGAAGTATTCATAAAATGTTTTACAAAAGTTGTATCAGATGGTGAAAACAAAAAAAGTGTTCCACAAGTTGATTGGTCATTATCTGTTCCACATTGATATTGCAAAGTTTGATAACCTGTACTTTGTGCTAAATCGTGTGAACCAGCATAACCTAAAGTTGGATCAGATCCATCTTCTTTGTGGTGTGCATAAAAATATGTAGTTGTTTTTGTAGCATCAAAAGCTGAACCACCATCTCTAAAATTAACTTGAAAAGATACATTATCATTTGCACCATGAATATTAATATATTTAAACATATAAGTATCGTAAGTGCTATCAATACCTGATGTAAAAGATGATGACGATACTCCTGATGTAATAGTGTTTGTAGCAAGTAAAACCAATGAACCACTTGCCATACTATCTAAAGCAGTTACACTTGAAATTGAATTGTTATTGTATTTAACTAACGCCATATAATTTTATAACTCCTGAATCAATGTTGCCTGAAGCAAATTTGAAATCAACTGCGTTAATTGCAGACGTAGTATTTCCGTAGCCAGCTGAATAATCATTTTCACTTATATTATCTCCTCTATATTGATTACAATTAGTAATAAAATGCTTCACAAAAGTGTCGCTAGATGGTTCAAAAAAATGTAAAGTTCCTGAACAACTTTCATCAGCACTATTTCCTACTGTATGAGATAAATTTTGATAGCTTGTACTTTGTGCTAAATCATTTCCTGTATCATAAGTTAATCCTGCACCAGAATCACTTTCATAATGATAAGCTGAAAAATAAGTTGTAGTTTTAGTAACATTATAGTTTGAACCACCATCTGTTGAAAAATTTACTTGGAAAGCAACATTATCACTAGCTGGGTGTATATTATAAAACTTAAAAATATATTCTTTATAAGTAGAATCTATACCACTTGTAAAAGATAATGAGGAACTACTACTAGCTGTCTGTGTAGATATTAAATTTAATCCACCACCTGATATTGAAGCTGGTAAAGCTGTGATTGCTGATAAAGAATTGTTGTTAGCAAAGTTAAGAGCCATTGATTACTCCTTTGGATTGTCTAATTTTACTTTAGCTATTGCGTCTTTCCAAGTTGTAGTACCATTAACATTATCCCAATACTGCATATCAAGTTGTTCTTGAATTGTAGGATAAGCAACTTCTCTATCTCTTTGATATTGTTTAGCATCATACTCAGCTTGTAATTCTGTTTGTTTGGTTAAAATTTGTTCTTTAGTAATATTAGTAGGATTACCATCACTCCACTTAATTCTATCAATATCATTATCAAATACAGTAACTTGTGCATCTGATTTTATTTTTATAATTGATTTTAAAATTGTTGTCATTATGCTCCTATCTCTAAAGCTGTTATATTTGATTTAACACCTTGATACATAGCCGCACCACTATCAGCACTTACTCTTCTTTGAAACTCATAAGTTATTGCTGATGTCGTTGATGGTGAATCTAAAGCATGAACCATAACATTAGAAATATTAACAGCATCACCTCTCATATGTGATAAACCTAATGAACTATCACCTATGTTAGTATCTGAACCACCACTTATTTGTCTTTCAATAGTAAAATAAACAAAAGAATCATTTGTATCTATTAATCCTGTTGTGTGTGCCATTACTAAAATTTTTGAAGATGTTGCTGATGGTGTTATTGTTACATTTAAACCTGTATCTGTAAATGAAGTTTCTGTACCTTGTGATGCAGTTGAACTTGTGCCTGTTACTGCTTGTAAAACTTTACCACCACTAGGTGCTGCAAATGTATTATCACCTCTTAAAAAAGTTGTAGCATCTTTAGTTCCTGTTGCTGTTAGTTTAGCAAGAGATACTGTACTGTCAGATGGTACACCAAGATCAAGAACTGATCCTAGTATATGAATAAAGTTTATAACATCACCTGTTACAAGGTTAGATGCAAAGGTAATAGTTGAACCAGCTACAGTAAATGAACTACCGGGTCGCTGTAAAATTCCGTTCAGCGATACCAACATATGATTAGCTGTTTCAGGTACTACATTAACAGATGATACTTGCATCGTATATGCAGCTTGACCATTAACTACACTAATAGCATCGCAGACTTGAAAGTTTCCTATTGATGGTGATTGTCCTATATATGCCATTATATTTTTCTTCCATAAAGTGAATAGTTACCAGCTTCTATATTGCCTGCACTCATAAAAAATCTAATTCCATTAACAACAGCATTTGCATAACTTGTATGTTTTCTTGTTCCACTACCAAACATAGAATTTGATGCTGGTCCACCATCCATCCAAGTTCCTCTTACATAATATTGTAAATATTGATTGTCTGTTTGTTGATTTAATGGATCAAAAAAATCAATAATCCAATCTGATGTTTCGCCTGTATCTGAACCAAGATATTGAACACAATTTAATTTAAAAGAACTTTGATCTTCTAAGGTATCTATTAGCATACTATTTTCAGTTGATCTAACACCAGCATTTGCAAATCCATGATCGCCTCCATCATGAAAACTACTTCCACCATCTGAACTAAATCGCATTTGAAAATCTACATTATCATTTGCTGGTGTGGTATTACTAATAATTATTCTATAATCTCTATAAGCAGTAGTTAAATATGTGCTTGTAAAATCAACTTGTCCAACAGCACTTGACACAGTTTGTGTTTGTAAAAGTTCATAAGCACCACCACCTTTAATTAAACTATAATCAATTCTTTTAATTACTCCAGCATCTGAAACTAGAAATTCATCTGTATCTGCTGGTGCTACTCCTAGTGCTGTCTGTGCAGAAATAACATCTGTATTTACCTTTGCTCCTGTTACAGCTGTGTTAGCTATATCAGCAGTAGAGATAATACCATCAGCAATATCGCTTGATGTTAATGGTGCATTAGTAGGTTTTCTTCCAATGTAAGCCAATTAAAACTCCTACGTTATTTCCATGACTGATAATGTTCCTGATAGTTTATCAGCAACTGAACAATCAATTTGTATTTTGTCTCCAGCTTCTAAAATAACTTTAGAACCTGATAAAACTTCTAATGAACTTCCTGTTGGTATCGTTACATCTTTAACTAATAATGATGTACCATTTTGAACATTGTTTGCTCCACCTCTGTTTGCTGTGGTACTAACAAGTTCAACTTCAGTTGTTACTGCTGTTGTATGAATGTTTGCTAGAACAAGACCAAGAACTACAGTTGTTGTACTTCCTGCTGCTGTATACATAACATAAGGTGTACCTGCTGAAGCGGGTTCTGCTGCGAAGTTGATTGCTTTAAAAGTGTTTGCCATTTATATCTCCTTTGTTCTTCTATACTTATCCTAATGCTATTGCAAGAGCTGTTGGGTCTTCCCCAGTGTTAGTTATTGTTATTGTTTCGTTACCGCCATCATTAGTTTCTGTTAAACTGATATTCGTTCCAGCAGTTAATTTTGCAAGTAAGAAGTTTGGTGTTGTATCATTCGCTGATACTGAAACTTTGACATCTGTATCTGATTGTATTGCTATCCATGCAGACCCTGACCAAACATTCAAAGCTCCTGTAGATGAATTGAAATATAATGCACCCGTTGCTAATGCGTTACCATCATTGTCAACAGATGGAGCTGAAGATTTAGCTCCTAAATAAGTATCATCAAAACTATCAAAAGATGCAGCGGCATCTGAAGCACTTGATGCTGAAGCAGTAGCAGAATTAGCTGCGTTAGTTGCTTGTGTTGATGCAGTAGATGCAGATGTAGAAGCATTAGATGCTTGTGTAGAAGCTGTTGATGCAGATGAAGCAGAAGCGGTAGCAGAACTAGCAGAAGCTGTTGCACTTGTCGCTGCAGCGGTAGCTGAAGCTGCTGCTGATACAGCATCGACTAATAATTGAAAATGATCTGTGTCTGTTAAACTATCTCCAACAACAGAATCAGCTACACAAATATAAATATTGTTAAGTTGAGCTGTAGTTGTTGATTTAATAATATCTCTTTGTACATAAGCTGCAGTAGTTACAGTAGCATCAGTTCCTTTGAAAGTTCCTAATTCTTGAGTAACTGAAAGTTCTCCTGAAGAATCAAAAGCTAAAATTTTATTAGCTCTTGCAGTAGCACCCACAGTAAATTCTGTAGAAGTCATTGTGTTTGTTCTTGATAATTTTATTGATCTGTCCAACTCTTCTTGCATTTGTTGAGTTGTCATAGTAGCACGATCCAAACCCTCTTCGTGTGTCTCCGCAGGGAATGGATCATTAGCGATATAATCTATCGCTTGTGTTTGCGGGACATTCCTAATTAAAACAACTGTCTCTGTAGCGGTTGGTATATCACTAGCCTCAAATACTACATTACCACCAGATGAATTTCCTACACCTGTTACTGTGTAATCAGTTGTTAATGTTTTAGTTGTCTCTATTCCTGTGGATGATCTTATAATAACTTGTAGATCAGACGATGCAAATATTTTAAATCCATAAACAAAAGTATCATTACTTCCGTCTCCTGAATAACTGTTTTTTACTGTTGTGCTTGATACTGTCATACTTAAAATCCTTTAAACTGTGATGATGGTTTTGTAAACAAATATTCTTGGTTATAATCTCTTTTCATTCTTTTTTCCACTCTTTTTAACACACCCGGGTTCATTGTTTCCATTAACTGATGACCAAGAAGGTAATCGTATGCAGACTTAATATAAAATATATTAAGAAAAGGTATGTTAGTGCTTAATGCTCTAAATGCTGCTTTACCTGCATTACCACCTTCTCCTCTAATACCATAACTAATTGCTAACAAAATATCAGCACCAGTTGTAATTCCCGGACCTGCTATTCCAGCAATTATATCTGCACCACCTCTAACTTCTTTAAATAAAACATCTCCATAAATACCTAAACCACCACCTTGTAAAAAAGCTGCCATAATTGTTTTAGCTTCATTTGGATCACGAGGTCCTTTACCTTTTAATAAATCTTTTATTGTCATAGATAAGTAACCCATAAATAATGATGTTGTCATTAGTGCAACCATACCTACAGCACCTCTACCATAATCTGCTTTTGTAGCATTTGGTCCTTTAAAATAAGATAATTCTCTACCTAATACTTTATTTAAAATAGCTAAAGGAAATGCTTTAAATTGACCTAAAAATCTTATTGTTTCTCCGGGTACAGTTCCTGCTAATAAACCTTGCGTCATATCTCCTTTTAATCTGGCATCTGGTTCTATTACTGCATAAATTGATCTATCTAAAAGCAAACCAGAAACAGAAGATTTAAATCTTTCTTTTTCCACACCTAATTGTCTTGCAGTTAAAGAATCAATATTTAATATTTTTTTCATATCAGTATCAGATATTTTATCTAACATACCAATGTTAATAAATTCTGTACCATCATCTGCTTTTTCCATAGCAATTTTTCTAATCACATCCCATTTTGTAGAATCAATATTATACATGGTAAATAATTCTTTTAGTTGCGGATTTAAATCTTTAAACTTTATATTTTTTTGTTTAGCAAAATAATTTGCCATACCTAACATTGATCCTTCTTTTAAAGTGTTAGTCCACCAAGCTAATGCGTTGTATTTAAAAAATGTTCTTTGTGCATTAGTCCATCCTTTACTTAAATTATCTCCTACTTGGTATCTAGCCGACATATCATAAATAGTATTATCAACAATAAATCCCAACATTTGAGCTATATCTTTTTTTTGTTTAGTATTTTTTATTCTCATTAAATTACCTAATGCTTCTGCCATACCACCTAAAAATGATCTACCTTGAAATCTCATTTCTGATCCGTAAATTCCTATATCTGCTGCCGCTGAAATTGTTGCACCACCTAGTTTAGCCATTGAAGCTATAGACCTTGCTATTGCTGAATATCTAGCAACACCAAAATCTGCTACTGTATAGATAGAACCATCTACAACTTTCATGTATTTATCAAATTGATTTGCTTTAGAAATGTTTGCGGATTGACCGCCTTTACCTTCAGCAACTAATCTTCTTTGCACAGCAAATCTAATTTTTTCAAAATTTTCTTTTGGTTTTGCTCCTAGAGCATCTATCATACCAATGTTTCTTCCGGCAGTTTGTATGCCAGAAAAAAAAGATTCTTTTAAATTACCTACTCCAAACTTTTCATTATAATCAAACCAATCATTAGCAGTTTTAAAATGTAAAATTCTTTTAACTTTAGAGTTTTTTGTAATATTATTGACACTTCTTGCTCCATAAACATTACTTGCTCCATCTACTACTAAATATTTATTACCTACTAAAGTATTAAAAATTTCTTGTAAAAAATTTTCTCTATCTTCTGCATTAACAAATGTTCTATTTTCATCTAACTTTGGCATTATATAATTTTTCCAAGCAGTATAATTTTTTTGATAATTAATATCTGTTCCCTTAATACTTTCATCCAGTTTAATATCTGCTAATTTTAATCCTAATGAATCTGCTGCGTTTCTAACTCTAAATGGATCATGTGATTGTTTAACAATATAACCCCACATTTTTTCAATGTTAGCTCCTCTATCATTTAATTTTTGTCTAATCATTTCAGAATACTTTTCCATAATTTCTGCAAGTTTTAAAATTTGAGGATTAGTTTCTGTTACAGGTGGTTTTAAACCAGTAATTTTTTCTATCTCTGTTTGTTGCTGTCCTAATTCAGACATTGCATTACTTACTCTTCTTTGTGTTTCAGCTTCAGATAAACCTTCTAAACCATCTTTAAACATTGTTTCTAAATTGTTAGCTCTTAACTCTGCATTAAAACCAGCAATAAGTTGATTAGCTTGTGCAAATTGTTGAACTGAAACTGCTGATCTTGCACCTTCTACTCTTCTATTTGATCCTACTAAAATTGCTGTTAAACCTTCTTCAGCATTATCTGGAAAACTTTTTAAAACAAACTCTGTTAGTTGTCTTACTTTAATTTCACTTTCTAAAGCATTTCTTTTATCTATTATCTTTTGTGCTTTTAGTTGTGCAGATACATCTTTAGCTATAGCATCAACATTTACTTCGTCAATTTTAGATAAACCTTTTTCTGCTTTAGCTAATTTAATTCCATTAATAATTTCATCTTTTTTTGCAGAAGTAATAGATGATTTTTTTAATAATTTTTCTACTCTAACTAAACATTTGTCTGCCATACTTACCTTCCATCTACGCAATTAATTGCGTCTTTAATAATTTCATCTAAATCTTTTGATTTAGTTTGAACCTCTGTTAGATCATCAGTAGTTAATTTAACCTCTGAATCACCTTGTTCAAATCTTAAATTTAAATCTTGTTGAGAATCTTTAATAGTATTGAGTTGAGTTTCTAAAGATTCTAGTTCAGTATTAGATTGAGTTTCATCTCTGTTTACAATATTTCTTCTTAAATTATTTAGTTCTAAATTATCTACTGATTGTCTTGGTGTCATAGCTATATCTGGATTTGGTGAAGCATTTTCTGAACTTCTTAATATAGGATCAGCATTAGCAATAGGTGTAACATCTACAGCTTGATCTAATAAAACATCTCCTGTTGCTTTTTGTAATAATAATTTTCTAGTTTGAGGATCAGTAGCTTCTAAATCTTTCATAATTTGAGAAGATTCTGGATAATATTCTCTATATAAATTTATATCTATATCTGTTGCAGTATCATCACCAAGTATTCTTTTACCTTCTGCTACTCTTGCATTAAATCTTCTACGAGTATTTGCATCTTTTAATTTACCAGCACCAACATGAAGTCCGCTACCTAAAACTGTTCCAAAAGTAACATTTAAAAAACTATCATATAAATCATAATCAGATTGTAAAGATTTAGCTACACCATAAACAATAGGCTCAACAAGTGTTGCACCAACTGCACCTTCTACTGCACCTCTTGTAGCTCTTGCTCTAGTAAATCCTACTTGTGCAACTTTCTTTGCAAATCTAGCTTGTCCATAAACAGGAATAAAAGAAGCTGCAATATTAATAGGATCAAGAAAACTGGTAGCTAATCCTGTACCAAATTTAGCTGCACCAACATAGAAGCCACCATTAAAAGGATTCCATGAACCTTTAGGTCCTCTCGCCATAATACTTTGTCTGGCTCTTTCTTCATTTTTTTCTCTTACCATAATATCAACAACTGATTGATATTCATCTTGTTCAAAGTGCAAACCTATTTTAGCATATTCTTTATTTAATTCTTCTCTATTAACTTGTATGTCTTGAGTAAACTTTGATCGCTGTCTAGCATTGTAAAGATCACTATAATTTAACAAAGACATAACTGGGTTAAAGTTCCAGTTATCTGCGGCTACTGCTCCTAATGATTCATATAAATTCATTTTATATTGATCGTAACCAGATTCTTGAGCTGTTTCGTTTAAGTTTAATCCAAATCCTAAATTCATATTATTTTTTTCTATTTACAATAACACCTAAAGCCATAGCTACAGCTAGATCACTATCTGATTCTAATAGTTGAGACATTTCTTTTTTAGATTTATTTGCTAAAACTTTAACTGCATTTGTTCCATATTTAATTGAAAAGAAGTTTTCAAATTTTGGTCCAAATATTGCAGAAGAATTATTTAATAAATCTAAAGCTGTTGTAGGTTCAACTTGCCAATATGATCTTGCTGGACCACCACCTTTTTGAACTTTAGTTTTATACCCAGATTCTATTTGTCCAATAGCATTAGCTAGTTCTGTTAATTCTTGTGCAGTAAAATCTTTATCTCCTACAAATATTGGTACTATTGATTGAATAGAATTTTGTGCTTCAGTAGGAATATTATATGTATCGCTAATAGCTTTTAAAGCTCTTGCATTTTTTTTAGGATCGTTAGTTGTTTGATAAGTTGTTCCCCAAGTATTAACAATTTCTTCATTTTTTAAAGTTGTTTTTTTATTAGAAAAGCTCATAGCCAATTCTTTTTCATCAACAGTAAATCCACTATAACCTTTAATTGCTGCAATCTCTGCTTCAGACGGAACTTCTTTTACTCTTAATTTATTTATATCCATTACAATATCTGTTCCCGGTAAATTGTAACTACCATCGTTAAAATTAAATTGTAATTGTTGATTGTTGCTATTTAATATAGGAGCAAATTGATCTCCATCTAAAACAATACCAAAAACTAAACCATTACCATCAGCTGTGTTTCTCCACTCACCGCTTGTTCTCATCATTCTTTTATGTTTTTCAGACATTTCTTCTTCAGTAATACCTTGATTAAAAGGATCGGTGCTTTTGTATGCTACTGCACCAAACTCTTCTATATATTCTTGTTGAATTAAATCTGCTTTATCTCTTACTGAATTTACTGTTGTTCCATAAGATGTTAATGATTTACCATCATAATTTCTTGGAATAAAATATGTTTCTTCTATTTCAAATTTAGAAGTAAATGCGTTGACAGCTGATTCTATAGCACTTTCATTATTAAATTTAACATTAGTAAATCTTTCATTAATAGCATAGTAAGCTAAAACATTTTTTATTTCTTCTACTTGTTTAGCAGCTACACTACTTTCAATGTTATTGTTTCTACGAATGATTGTTTCTAATTCTTGAAAATCAGAGTTAGCAGCAATAGCATTTGTTACATCTTTAAGGGTCATTTCGTTACTTGAACCCCAATCTTTTAAAATTTTTTGTTCTTCTATACTATCAATGCCAAATGCTTTTTGTGCTTCTAACGGAGTAAAAACTGTCATAGCTAAACTAGCAGTAATAGGTAATCCAGCTGCTTGTAATTCTTGAAGAGCTTTAGAATCATTGTCTCCAAAATTAGTTGTAATACTTTGTAATAATATTTGAGATTGTACAGCATTACCTTGAGCAGTTTTCTGATAATTAGCCACAAAGTTTTCTGCTTCTGCTTTTGTCATTACTCTTTGTTGAGTTGTTTGTACACCTAGCTCAGTTTGTATTTCAAGCATCTTAGTTGTAATTTGTCTTTTTAATTGTGTTTTTAATTCATTATCTGTTTCATTATTAAACTCTTCATTTAACTCAACAAGTTCTGGATAATGAGAATACACATAAGCAGCAGAATCATCTTCAATAGCTTTAACTCTAGTCTCAGCTGCTTTCTGATACTCTTGTGCAATAATTTGTCCTTTAGCTTCACCTGCTTGTAATACAGCTTGTTCAGAATATTGTTCTACTAATGTTGAAATATCTTTATTATTAGATGTAAATATTATTTTTTTATTATCTGCTGTCGTTGTTATAATTTCTTGACCTTGTAACATTTGATTAACTTCTATTTGTGGTAAAACTTTTTTTGCAAGTTCCATATCAAATTCAACTTTTTTACCAACCGCTGAACCAGCTAAAACATTTTTCCATTGTGTTCTTAATTGATCTGTTAATATTCTATCTGCTTGTTGAATTAATTTTTGTCTTTGATCTAAATTTAAATCTGGATAAAGTTCACTATTAGTACCTTTATTTAATTCTAGATAAGCAAGTCTAGGATTATCACTTATATCTTTGTTAGCTTGAAACCCTTGTACAAGAGATGGAATATTATTAATAATTTTATTTAATTCTGGAGCTGGTATCTTACCAGTAAAAGCATCTGTATATAAATTAGTTAAATCAGTTTGTAATACACCATAATCAAATTCATTGTTATCTCCTAATATAGCTTGAGATAATAAATGATTTTCTTTTTGATCTACTTGATTATTTAATTGTGTAAATACATTTTTATCTATTTGTTTTTCAACTCTAAAGATTCCTTTTTGTACTTCTCCTAGAGCATTGTTTTGAAATAAAGTTTGACTAGCATTATTAGTTGCTTGATTTTTGTATTTGTTAATTAAAGCATTAGATTGTTCTTTGTAGTAAGCATTAGCAGCTTCTTTGTTTACTCCTAATACACTATCATTAGCAATGGTTTCATTAACTGTTTGCATATCTCTAATAAAATCATTTTCTAATGTAAGTGCTTCAGTTCTATTCTGTGTATCGTTGGCTTGTACAGCTTTCTTTACAACAAAATCTGTTAAAGGAGATAAAGCACCGGCAACAGTTTGTGATAAAGGAATTTGTAAATTAGATTTAACACTTCCAACTTGTGCTGTAGGTCTTGCTTCAGATGTGAATGTAGGAATTTTAGGCATAATTAATAAGGTCTCCCACCAGCTCCACCTTGTGCTGATCCCATTGATTGTGGTCCACCAGTATTACCACCACCAAAGCTACTCATGCTTAATAAACTTGTTCCAGCTTTAGCAAATGTTTGTATATTAGCTAATCTTGCTGCGTTTCTAGCAACTTGTCCTTGGATTCTTGAAAATTGTGCTTCTTGCATTTTTTTAGAAATACCAACATCTGCATTATATCTTGTAATTTTATTTTGCATTTCTGCTTCTAATTGATTAGCTTCTTTAACTCTTTCTGCTGAACCGCTAGTTATAACAACACCAGATTTTGCTAATGCAACATTTACTGTTCCTACTGATTGTCTAAATCTTTGATCAAATCTTGCAATGTCAAATTCTGCTTGTTTATCAATTTGTCCTGCTTCTTGTTCTAAAATATCTGCGTTTCTATTTGCTACATCTTGATTGTATTTACCAATAGCACTTTGTTGTTTCATTTGTATAGCTGTTGTAGCTACTGTAAATGCTGCTGAATATGGATTGCTAAAACTCATTAAAATATCCTTGCGTATCTGAAGTGATCTGAACCATCAAAACCATAATGTTTCATTAATCCTTCGTTTTGTAAACCTAGCCATGAAGCAAATTTTAAACCAATAGTAAAGTCTGCTCTTACAGCTGTCTGAACTCTTTTTATATTATTTTCTTTTGCTAGTCTTGCAAAATTTTTTTTAATAGCTCTTGCTATAACTATAGGGTGTTGCCATACTTTACTTGTTGCCAATACCCAGCCTTCTGCTACACCATCCCAAACTATTTTCATTCCGGCAGATGCGATAGGTTCATCATTAATTATACACGTATAAGCTAAACCATCTTGCTGTAACTCTTTAGCATCTCCATCAAATTGTGCGTCTTTATCCATTAGTACATGATTCATTTGATTAGCAAGAATAATCTTACCATGGGTTGCGATGTAAGGCACTATTTTTAATAAATTTTTAGTCATTGGTTTGTAACTCTGGGTATAAAGATAATATTGTTAAAGGTAAAGGTTGAGTTTGTCTAACAAAAATAAAACCATCTGTATCATAATTACCTCTAAACTCTACAGCTTTATCACCGGTAAACGCCGGTATACCTTTATCCATAGGATCAAACGATGTTCTAAATGGTATTCTTTCCATGTTATCTAATGTTTCTCCAACTTCAACACCAATAGATTCAAATAATCTAATTGTAATTTCGTATATTCTTTTTGTCTTGCCTTGTGATGTGCCGTTTTGTGATCCAGCATCAAGTCTCATAGTTTGTAATATAGAATTATAAGCTAAACCTATTTTAACATTAGTAGAAGAACGATCTAATGTTATTGATCCGCTTGATACTATTTTATCAGGATGTGTTGCACCATCAGCTAATATACCAACTGTTTGTCCTTCAAGATGATCTAAACCAGAAATAGTTGTAACTGCTGAACCACTATAAGCTAAAGCACTATCTAAAAAATTAAATGTAGTATTATCTGTTTCTGTAAAATCAAAGTTATTAATAAATTCTACAAACCTTCTTGTAGCACCATTAATTGTTCTTTTAATAATAACCCAAGTTTGATATTCAGAATCATCTGTAGGTATAACTGAAACACTTTCACATACTGATTTACCTTCGTTAGTAGAAGTTAATCTAGTAGCATCGTCTAAAGATTTAATGGTTAAAAATCCTGTAGATAATGCAGATGTTTCTGTAATCGTAACAACATTACTAGCTACTGTTGCTGTAAAATCAGAATCAGCATTAATTAATGTTTTTAAGTTTGTTGCTGTTTGATTATTACTAGATGTAGTATGAAACTTACCTGATGTAGCAGATGTAGCGGATGTAAAAGTTGTAGTTGTTCCGTCTGATTTTGTTAAAACAATTCTTGTGCCATTAACTATGTTTGCATAATCAGTAACTGTAACTGTTGCTTGACCAAATTTTCCACCAAAAATATGTCTATGCCAAGCAGTAACTTGTTGTTCTCTTTGGTAAGTTAAACCTATAAGCTCACCATCATCTCTTACTCCCCAAATAATTTGGTTAGGTTCTTGTTGGTAAGACATTTGTGTTAGTCCGCTTTCAGTAATATGTTCTGCAAGTATCGTCATGTCGGGTGCAATGTAACCATCTACGTCAAAGTTATAAGCTAGTTCTCTTACTTTTCTTTTAGCTCTTTGTAAAAATAATGTTGCATTACCTACAGCTATTGCATCTACATTAGCTGAACCATGATTAGATTGTTTTTTAATTAATACATTAGTTGGTGTAACAGCACTATCTGTTCCGCCACCTGATACTGTAAACTCACCACCAGCTGTACCAAGAATTAAAGTTCTTGTAGCTGTCATAAATCTAATTGCGTTAACTTGGTTAGATGCGATAGTATAAATAATAGCATCATCATCTGCTACTGTACCACCAATGTTTGCATCCATATTTTCATAATCACCAGACTTTGAAAAAAATATTGTTTGTGGTTGGTTAGTTGTTCCTGCAAATACTAATCGTTGCTCAAAAAAAGTAACGCAAGAAGGATGTCCTGTTGTATCTGAAAAAGCTCCTAGTCTCCAATTTGCTGTAGCACTTGCACTATCTAAAGCTGTAATAATTGTTATAACCGCATTAGTAGTATCTGTTACACCAGTAATTTTTGCATAACCATCACTTAAAAAAACAAATCTTCCTACATCTGTTGAAAGAAATCCACTACCACTATTGATTCCAGTAACAGCAGAAGCAACTAAAGCTATACCTGTACCTACCGCTGATTGACCGGGATTTAAAGTTGTGGCTGTTGTGTTAGCATCTTGCATTGGTCCTTTAGTAAAATCAACATCTGTTAATGTCCAAGACGTATGACCTGTACGAGATAATTTTTCTACTTCGTGTGAAGGATGAGTGATGTACATTACGTCTGCCGATTGAGCAAACTTAATATCAAAGAGTTGTGCAGTTGTGTAAGGTGTTGTAATTTCAAAAACTTTATTTGATACACCACCAGAAGTATAAGTTGTAAAAGCTGAACTGTTTATATTAGTTCCATCTTTATCTGTTAATTGAAATGTATTAGTTGTTTTACCTGCAACTAAAAATCTTTTACCATTAACTTCTGTCATACCACCCACACCACTAATAACAACTTCATCACCATTTGTATAATTATGTGAGTTAGCAGTTACTACAGCAGGATTAGCTTTAGTAATAGCAGATATAGTTTTATCGCCTTCTAAAACAGAACCATCATCTTTATAAACTCTTATTTTAAGATTAGAAAACTCAAGCATATAAGTTTGAGTTGTAGAAAATTCAAAAGGGATTAACCTTGTTTTGTTAGCACTACTAGCTACTTCAGCTACAAAAGTTGTACCTGATCTTCTAGCTGCCGCACCATGTGGATATACAATAAAGTTCTCTAATGTTTTACATCCTGAAGAATATTTTGTTAGATCATTACGACCATCTAATCGTGGTGATAACTCTCCGCCTGTAAAGTTTGTAAGCTGTGCCGCAACTCGTGCCATAATTTAGTACCTAGTGTTAATAAAAGTACTAGCATCTATTGAATCCGACATTCCAAGATCAGGTGAATTGTTTTGACCTTCAGTTGAATCTACAAATCTAGCATCCCTTAATTTATCTTGAAATAGTGTATACATTTTTTCTGATACTGGGTTAGAAGATGTAACTCCATACGCTATGTCTGCTCCTAATGCAGCAGATAAAGTTTCTCTTAATAATTCATCATATTCATTGGGGTCTGTAATTCTTGATATATATAAAATTTTCATAGTAGAAGTATTGCTTAATATTTTTCTACCTTCTACTTTGTAGTTAGAATCATAATCTATAATGTAAAGCAATCTTAAACAATCAGCAGGTAAAGTAAACTGACTTGTAAAACCCCAAGCAGGTGTTGCTGTATCTTTTGCTAATGATGCTCTTTTTTGTAAACAGTTCCAAGGGTGTGATCTGAATAATGAATCTCTAACTTGTGTGTATCTTGAATTGCATAATCGTGCATTTTTAGAATCTTCTGTTAATGACAGAATAGTAGTAGCACCTAGTTGATTTAATGCTCCATTACAGATGTCTACTACTGATGCCATTGATTATGATTTTTTCTTTTTAGGAAACCCAGCTTTCATATTTGCGTAGGCTTTCTTTGTAATTGTACTTTTTTTTTTTGATCTTGATGTTCCCGCTTTTTTTCTTGCGTTTATATTTCTATATAAGCTCATGTTTCTCCTTTTATATTTTTACTTTTAAGCACTCTAGGGGATTTCCACTCTCGCTTCCACCCCCTAAAATTTTATTTATTAATTTACTATGTAATTAATATTCCAAGCCATTGTTCCAGCAGTACCACCAGTTGCAGCAAAAGTCACTGCAATATAGAAGTATCCTCCCGGGTCTGTCGTATCACCAGCTAGTTCCCATAACTTTTTAGAACTAGTGTCAATATCAGCAGCTTCAAAACGAACATCTGCTAAAGCTGCTTCATCAGCAACTAAAGTAGCAAAAACATCTTCGTCTTTAACTGTACCATCAGTTTTGTATAAACCAACATTGTATGTGCACGAACCACCTAGAGCATCTGAACCAACAAAAAGTTGTGTCACAGCTGCGTTAGAAGGAATAGGTGCTAACATAACAATATCGTTATCAGTACTGTCTCCAGCAGCAAGTTCAACTGAACCATGAGCTGTTCTTACAACTCCAGCTAATTCAGTAGCACTATTTGCAACTTGAGGAGTAGCTTCAAAGTTAGCTACTAAGTCTGTATTTTTAGTTGTCATATATATCTCCTATTATGCTTCGATAGCAACGATTGGAACTACTTTAGCTTGTTCCATTCTAGTCGCACCGATTGATTGACAGTAATATACCTGCGTAGCATAAGATTTATCAGCTCTTTCATCTATTCTTGCGGAAATATCTTTTCCGATTCCTAGAAGAAGTCCGTCTTCTGCATAAGCAATACACGTTCTGTCGTTACCTGTTTTTGGCAGTCTATTAGATATTGTGAATTTAAAGCCAAGATAAGTATCAAGTTCGCCTTGCACAAGTGCTTTGACGGTATTGAAATCTGAACTTGTAACATTAGAATCACCTAATAAATTACCTAGTTGCTCTGGACCACATATTATGTGTCTTGGTATTGAAGGGTCAACAGATGCTTTATCTAGTAAATCTTTTGCTGAAATTAATTTAGCAATAGTTAAACCAGTAGTGCCTTTTGCGACACCAGTTTGCACAGTTTCCGATCCAGTACCTGTTTCACCTGTAGAAGCAGTTCCTAAAGCAGCTGTTATAATTACATCGTCCATAGCTCTACCCATTGCCATAGCAGCGGCTTGAGCATAAGAAGATGTCGGGTCAATTAAGAGCCTTACTTTGTCTTGTTGATCTATTAAATCAGCAAACTCATAATCCGCAAGTGATACTCTTCTTCTTGAGTGAGGTGTATCGACTTGAGGTGTGTCTGCGTGTCTACTCGTTCTTAATTGAGCAGTCACTGATCCAACTTGATCGAAGAATGCGTTTTTTCCTACAACGCTTTCAACTCTGACTTTGTCTCTTAATAATGATCCCATTTGTTGAGATAACATTTGTATGTTAGCAGAATACTGCTGTACAAATGCTGTAGTTATTTGTGTTGACATATTTGTCTCTCCATTATTATTGTTAACTTTATATAATCAGAAAAGTTCTCCATCAGTATTGATAGGCGTCTCTTGCATTTAAAGTCTGTTAGACTACTGTCTATTCCATGTTGTCAGTAGGGTTCTTACGAATTGTCCTACTAATAACCCCTTATCTTAATTTTTAAAAAAAAACAAGGGGTTAAAATTATTTAACTATTTAACATTTCTCTTAATGTATAAACTTGTTGTACTACTTTATCATGGTCTGGATGTTGTTTATTCCAGTAAGGTCCATCAGTATTATTAGTAATACTAGAAATTTCAGATTCAATATCTGCACTTTTGTTTGTACTATCGCTTTCTGGTGATACTATTTTATCTTCAGACATCATAGATGCTATCTTAGCAAAACCTTTTATAAGTTCTGGATGATCTCCTACTCTTATTCCGCTTTTAAGTTCAAGGTCAAGTATATCTGAATTAATGTTAGCTTTAGCTAATGCTCCAGCTTTTTTAACATTGTTCTCAAATTCTCTACCCCACTCTTGTCTTAACTCTTGTTCAGCTTGTACTTGAGCAGTTTCTGTATCAACTTTACTTTGTTGAGCAGTTCCTTCCATACT